TTCTGGATCATCAGCATGTCACGCCAGACCTGCTTAGGCGTTATCTTCTTTAGCTCCTTCTCCTGCTCTCGTATGGCGTTCTTAGCCCATGCAAGCTCCAGAGCCTCTTCCTGTGTTAGTACATGATCGCCTGCTTTAGTAGCCTCTTCAATGCTCTCTACAGCTACCTTGCTGTCAGTGAGGCTAGTAAACAATCCCGACAGACCTGACAAGTGATCCCCAGACTCTTTAACGGTAGCAATGCCATCGTTAAGAGCCTTGAGGATACCTACAACTGCGGAGATTTCTGCAATCATTACCAAGGAGTTCCTACAGCTACTGAAGGAGCTTTGCTGTCTGCAATCTGTGCAGCGATAGAATCTTCTACAGCGGTCACTGCTTCTTCGCCCATGCTGTCCTTCACCCAGCCAAGAGCCTGCTCTTCTGTAATGTCTTCATAAGCTGTGTAGCCAGAAGCAGAGCTGTCAGGAGTAAAGCCACAAGTGCCATAGCTGCTGCCTGCATGTACTTCCATATCATCACCTTCGCCTACGACTTCACCAGCAAGTGCTGACCAGTGTGCAACAATAACGCCGTCGTCTTCAGTGTTTCTTTCTAGTTGTGAGATTGTCCAAGTTACTGCCATGATTTTATTCCTCTAATTGTGCAACACGGTTGCGTAGTGATTGTATTTCTTTAATTAACATTGGGACTAGCTTGCTGTAGTCCACACCCATCATGTCTTCGGGGTTTTCTGGTACTGATACAGCCTCTGGTGCAACAGTCTGTAGCTCCTGTGCAATCATGCCGTAGTCTTGGTGAGAGCCATCAGCCTTCCAGTCGTACTGTCGGACTTGAATGGCGTCTATCTTGCTGCCTGCGTCATCAGCGTCTGCGATGTTTTCTTTGACGCGTTCATCGGATGTTGTGTTGTATAAAGTTGCTGATGTGCCGTTCTGAGTTATAGAGCCAATTTGTGATTGATTGTATCTAAAGGTTGCAAAAGCCACGCCTGAGCCTGTGCCATTTACATGGTTAATTTGTATTTTAGTTTCAGCACTTGCAGAAACAGTAAAACCACTAGCAGGGTTTGCAAAAGATGTAGTACCCACCAACAGGTTGCCTGCGCTGTCTATTCGGAGGCGTTCGCTGCCAGCAGTACCAAACCTCAAGTAGTTAGCATTGTCGGAATGCACATAGTAATTACTTGCTCCACCAAATCGTAAGTAAGTGCCTATATTAGCAGTGCCTGATAGGTAGAGGTCTTTGAAGCGTTGGTCACTACGCCCTAGGTTAATAACATTATCAATTACTGTGCCGCTTCTAGCAGGCATTAAAAACGCAGAATTATGGAACAGCAGCCCACAACCGCTCGTAGAACTGCTTTGAATAAATAAACTATCCCCACTGTTGCTACCAATACTACCTACGGCTGCGCCGTCTTTGCGAAAGTATGCAATCTCACCATCACTAGTAAGCCTGTTCAGGTTCATCACATCGCCAGCTCTGGTAACAAACAGCTCACCACCAGCCCGTATAACAGTACCTGCACCAGCTACGCCTGTAGTAGTCTTACCCACCAACAGGTTGCCGCTGGTATCTATGGTCATGCGTGTGCTAGCAGCAGTATCATCTTCAAAAACTAAATTATCAGATGAGTTTATACCAACATTATATCTTCTAGCATCGTTCTTAAAGTTTATCTGTGCTTGTGAATTTGCTGCTGCTGACTCAACTCGCAACGCTGTGTTTCCAGTTGCTTGGTAAACGTGCATAGCTGTAGCAGGTGTAATGCCAATACCCACTTTACCTGCGCTGTCTATGCGCATGGCTTCACTAGCGTTAGCGTTAGATGCCGCTACTCCAAAACTCAATGCACCAGATGGAGTAGAACCAGAAGCAACTTCGTTTACTGCCCTCACAAAAGAGACGTTGTGTGCGCCTATGCCTGATGTATCGCTAGTTCTAAACGCCAGCTCACCTAAGGTTGTGTCTGCTGATGTCCAGCTTTTATTTTGAGTGTCTTTAATGGTTAGAGTTGGAGTCGTTCCAGCAACGTCTAGCTCTGAAACTGGACTGCCAGTTCCAATACCAACATTGCCTGACCCCAAAAGACTTAATGGCGTAACTGCACCACCACGCATTTTAAAGTCAATACGGGTATTAACATCGTTATAGCCATCTTCAAAGGTTGTAATAAGTGTTCCAGCAGAAGACCTAGAAATACTAAAGGGGTACGCAGAAGAACCAAATGATAGTTTTTCATTAAACGGTATTGAAACCGTCTCCCAAGGCGAACTAGTACCAATACCCACGTTGCCTGCGCTAGACACAAACATACGATAACTTGACGAAGTGCTATCCCACAATCCAAAGTTACCTGAAGTAACCCCAAGAGTATACTTACCTGTACCTGTGCTAGTGTCCTCAATAGTTATAGAGGGTAAAGACCCTTTGACACCTAGCGTACTGCTGAAACCTGCTGTATTGGTTAGTCCAGATGAGTTACCAACGGTCAAAGACTCCGCAGACGCATCCCAGAACAACTTAGCCGTTGTGCCTGTG